CCCTTCTTGTACTCTGCCTCGACTGAGCCGGGCGTGAGACCTCGATCCTTGGCCTTCTTCCTCAGCGTGGCCTTCGTCTTCTTGCTGAGCTCTTCATCAAGCACGTCACGGACGAGATCTCTGACCGCAGACTCTGTCTTTGAGTCGGGTCTAGGCTTGTTCTCCCAGCCTGACTTCTCACGCTCTTTCTTTTCCATGCGGTCCCGACGGGCCCATGCGCGCTTCTCACGCTCTGGATCTCCGCTCTCGAGATCGGCCTTCGTCTTGTCGAGCATATCGTCGCGCTTGCTGCCCTCAGGCGCTCCGTATGTCTTCGGGCGCTGACCGTTCTCTTTCTTGTCTTTCCTTTTCTTCCCTTCAGACACGTTCGGAGTCTTAAGGTATTTAACACCGGCAGGTGTAATTGAATAGATGCTGACGTGCCAGTGAGGACCGGGACCCTGCGTTTCATCGATCAGCTCATAGGTAGCTAATCCGTTCTCTCCTATGTAATCGACCATTTTCTTGATATTGTCGCCTGGATTCGTCTTGATCCCATAGTCGAGTGCGTTTCCATTCTGGTGTTCAGACAATGGACTATTTTTCACGATATCCTTGGATTGCTCGAAGATGTCTCTAGAAACACCGCCCATCAGCGGAATCCTGTTCTCGTCCCAGAGCGCGACGAGCTCCTCTGCCACCTGTCCTGCAGTGTCGCTACAACTCTTACACTTCTGTGTGTAAAGGTCAATTACGTATTGTGATCCGTGATTCTTCCAAAGGTTAATCATCGCCTTCACTTGGCGATCTGGTGGGCGCAGGCCACTTGTGATCACAGGCTCAGACAGGCCCAGCTCCTCAGCGACTTTGTCCATGAGCATGGCGAACTTCTGGGCCTTGTCTGAAACGTTGGGATCGCTGTCCTTATAAGCGACGTCGGGATCGGACCACGTATCGTAGTTACCAAATCCAATCTTGTCTTCCTTGAGCTTCTTAATGTCCTTCATGGGCACCATATTCATATCTTGAGGACCGTCAGGATCTATACCCACTAAGGGACCACGAGCGTCAGGCACCTTGACTGTTGCCTTCTTTCCTTTGTGTTTCACACGCTCACCCTTCTTGAGCTCCTGAATAATAATGCTGAGATTTGTGGCATTGTCGCTTCGTACGAGCCTGTGCCAATGTCTAGCTGGAATCTCGTAAGTCTCTCCCAGCCTCAGGGGTCTAGGTAGCTCATTATCGAGTTGTAAAGACCAGCCCTTTCCCTCAACGACCCTCACAACTCTGTGATTCAGATCCCTGTGCCACACAAGATCACTCGAAGGTCTGCTGTGTGAGAATGTTCTGAGACGTTTATTCTCTGATAGTTTCTTTTCACTAAACGGATGCTCTTCTTCGTCATCGTTGGGTGTCCATGTGGAAGTGTCGTGGTCAGGTGGTCCATCTGTATCACTTCCGTACTGACCGTAGTCCATCCACACTTTGCCGATGTCCTCACTCAGAGACTTTCGAACTGCACGCCTGACTCGCTCGTACACAGATGTTGGTTCATCGAGAGCACCATCGTTCTTAAGCGCGTCAATAATTGCGCTGAGCTGTCCTGATGCAGGACGACCAAACATCTTCGACCAACGCGTAAGTACATCGTCTGGGTGGATTCCTGGGATATCGCGATTCTTCACAAAATCAAGGAACTGCTGATACTCAGGCATGCTTCTTACCTTCGTGGGTGAGAAACCACCGACGTACTCCTTGAGCCTCCTTCTTGTAGACTCAGTCACTTCTGCTCTCTCTAGAGCTTCCTCCGCAGTCGCGAGATCATCAGAACTAACGGAGGCACCCTTCACAGAGGCCATTGTAAAAATGTTGTCCTTGTCCATCTCAGATTCTCCTCAAAGTCCGCTGGAGGTCTTGAGATCCCAGGGACCATAGTGCTTGTACTTGCGAAGGTTCTCCAGCACTTCTTCAGGTGTGTACTCGTGATAGTTGCCGATGTCCTCTATCTGCCCCATCGCGTAGTAGAACATCTTGGGAAGTCTGAGATCCCTGCCGTTGGATTGGTCAATGACGAGGTCAGTGGTTGTGTCCACCACGAATCCGTGTCCGAACGGAGTTCCAGCTAGAGGTCCCTGACCCATCACCTCTGCGTGAACAACGATGAACCCCTCCATGACTGACGCATCTGGACCTTTGCCCGACTTCAACATGCCATCGAGCATGAATTTAGCAGCAGCCTCATAGCAGTCGCCGCCTGCTGACTTCTTGGATCTGCCGCTTCGGGGCTTCTTGACTGCCGCTGCTTGAGTTGCTCTGCGCGGCATGTGTTACCACCACCCTGAAATGTTGCGCCCAAAGAACTTTGTTGAGCGACATGCCCAGTAGCCCGCCTTCGTGCGGTCCTTCTTGTTAGCACAGTCGTGCCTGTCGCCGAAGGACTTGCGTCGCTTCCTGGCAGCCTCTGAATCGCCCATCGCATCAGGCATTGAGGAACCAAAACTTACTTTTCTCACATTGCCAGACTTAGGATCACGAACATATACATAGGCCTTGCCGCCGCTGCCTCGCTTAGGCTTGCCTAATTCGACATTCTTACCCTTATACTTTGCTTCGGGTAAAACATCAACAGACACATTCGAGTCCGTCTCGTCCTTACACGTTTCACAAGGGCCTGCCCAATCTCCAGATTCTACTAAGAATGGGAAATCCAGAGGAACACTCTTACCATTGAACGTTCCCCAGCGTCCCAAATCTGTCTCTAGAAGCTCTTCCTCCCAGGCATTCCTTGTGACACGAATACCCATCTCTGTGAGAGCACGCATCTCATTGATCATCTCAAAGAACAGCTTTGTTCCCGGACGATAAACAGGCTGATCAATCCCTAGACCCTCTTTTAGATGATGACTAGTGCCCTCAGTCACCGCCATCTCTAAAGGAGAAAGCTGATCCATTGTCTTTGTGAGGAAATCACCCTTGTACCAATTATCACCTGAATTTGTGCAGCAGTAGGTGATAGTTTTCCCTGCATCTTGTGGAAGTGGCTCTATAGAGACAACGATGCCCTCAGACCCACGATGCTTACAACCTGTGTTGGTGTTGACAACAGAATCACCTAGGTGAGGCTCCCAAGTGTGGGACTGATATGTGTGAGAAGAATGATGCATAGGACGCTCTCTGGGATAATGCTAGTAGTAAATATATTGGTAGCATTGAGAGAATCAGCATGTGCCAGAGGCGCCTATAACTTTAGATAGATTTTGCCGTCGTAGGATCCGAGTCATTAGCAATGCCAAGGATTGCATATCCGCAGATGTCACGCCATGGAGACTCCCCGAAGGCATCCTTCTTGTTTGCGAGTCGAAAGAGCTTATCAATCACCCGGGTAATTGCAAGAGCATCACGGTACTGTGCAGGCTGGATGCCATTGGGATACAGCACCTCGAGGATCCTGCAGGCCTGGCCGAAGGAGTCACCGTAGGCCTCATTCTTCTCCTGGACAAGCTGGCCAATCTCCTCACCGATCTCGTGGTACTTCTTCTTGTCACTCACAGTTCCTCCATTGCGTTGCTCTTATACCAGATAATGATCTTGGCGTAGATGTCCTCTGACTCGTGTGTGAAGTCGAGGAGCCGCTTTGCAGTCCAGCCAAAGAAGGGCATCATGAAGTAGTAGTTGCCGGACATAAAGTTATTCCGAACGATTTGAAATGAGAGCAGGTTCGGATCCCACCCCTGCAGGCGACCCAGGGACATGTTGGTCTTGTATCCCCGCACCTCGAGCCAGGCCCGACCAGGTGCCGGAATGGGTGTGAGGAAGAGCAGGAAGAAGAGGCACAGGAGCCAGTGGGGATTCCAGAGCGCCAACACAGCCAGAAGTGAGAGGACAGCGAGCACCTGTGGAAAGAGATAGATCAGGGTGAAGGGCACCGTGCCTAGCCGCTTGCGATCGTACTCGTGCACGGTCTCATGTGCCAGGATCTTAATTGCGTGGTTGGGCTCGCAGGTGAACTCCTTACCATCTGGGCTGAAGAATGAGGCCGGGAACCAGCACGTGCCATTGATCACCGTGATGTAGCCCGTGTCCATATTCTTGTTGAAGAGTCCCACCACCTTGCTGATAATCCTGTAGAAGGCATCAGGCTCGCCTTTGTTGCGAATCTTGAAGTCAGGATTGACTTTCAGTGTGACTTCATCGAGGAACTGCTGGACTAACGGTGGTAGCTTGATGTCTTGCATGGGAATCTCCTTATAGACGTAAGTATGGCGCCCCCAGTAGGGATCGAACCTACATGTATCCTGTTACCCTTTCAACGGTTTAGGAAACCGAGGGGATATGAGGGCCTGTGAAGTTTATCTTAGATGTGGTAGAGGAATTGTACTGGACACTCTTTGACGATGCCCTCAGGCCAGAGGACCTCGGCGGTCTGCACAACTCTTACTTCCTCAACACCTCTTGCTGCAGTAGAAAAGCTTATCTCCCTTGTCCGAATACTCAGGACCAGGCCCACAGAGTTGGGAATCTTCGAGATGACGTTCCAGTCGCCGGCGTCTGGAAACCATTCACGCAATCGAATCGCAGATCTTGCTAAGGACTCAGGGTCTAACATCACCGGGTCGTTCTTCTTGATCGCCATTAACCTTGCTGTCTCGCCTTCCTCACGATACTGAGCTGAGCTAGGCGAACCGAAAAGGGCTCGCCAGACACTAGCGAGGGAACGTTAGGATTCTTCAGTTTGAGGACATCGGCCCAGCCCGGCTCGGGTCCCAGTCGGTGGACGATGACAAGCTTGTTCCAGTAACTGCAGATGTCACCTACGCAAGGTTCCAGACTAATTACATTCATAGTCTTCCATTTTAAGTTTTATTTGACTTTCAAAGACTTCCACACGCCGCTGTCATCTGTGTACCGAACGCTCTTGATACCGGACTTCTCGATGTGCTGCATACAGTACTTGCACGGCTTGGCCATTCCAAACTCTCCGCACTTTCGAAATCGCATAACCTCAAGCTCATCGCCAGGCTCCGCAAAGCGCAGCACATCCATCTCAGCGTGCATGTGAGCAGCATTGCTTCCATCTGGATAGGTGCGAATAAACTTGGGGTGCGTCTTGAAAGAGTTCACACCAATTCGAACGATCTGACCAGCCCGTCTCAGGACCGCTGCAACGTGAAAGGGCAATCCATTGTTCATAGCCCGATCACGTGCTCGATAGTACACTCGGCATATCTAACCTCTCATACTATTCTAGGCATGCCTGGCAACATTTATAAGCTATCGTGTGTAGAGTAGATTAAATCTACACATGCAGAAAGAATGCCTGATTTGTGAAATAAGCTATCCCAAAGCTTTGAGCTCACATTTACGTGCATGGCAACATCTAGATCCTGCGATATTCTCTTGACGGAAGATCCAATTTTTTGAGTTGCATCATCAACAACAATGACAGCAGATCGAACTGGTCGTGTATCAAAATCAACTTCTTCCGGAAGAGGTCTAGGTGTGACATTGACGCGTGTCGTTCCCTCAGAGTAGACAAAAATCGATGGTCCACGCCACTCATATGAGTTATTGAGATTTGAGAGAACCTGTGCACCGTATCCCACACCGACAATAACATCAACGTCTGCGTTGCTAATAACTGTTGTTACATGCTCAACAGCACTCTTCATGAAGTTCTGCATCTCAAAGGCTGAAATGCCTCTCGAGTCACCGTACTTCTCAGCCAGTGCCAGAAATTTCTGGTCAATGATGCCAATGGTTTTTACATCGGAGGCACCGGTGAGTCCGTAGGAGAACGGCTGTGGAAGGGAAACTTCGCCAGAGATAACTAAGACTCTCATGATCACCTCCCGTGAATGTCACTTCCATTATAACTATGGAATCGCACAAAGTGCAGCACAATATTCATGAATCATGTGCAATTTCTGCTTGCGTGTCATCCGCTTGAAGGCAGCTTCTGCCTTGAGAGCTGCTGATCTGGACTCACATATCATGTCAAAGACCAGCACAACCGGTCTACGTGATCTTGTGTACTTTGCACCTCGATGTGAGGTATTATGCTCGTGTAGACGTCTCTCAACGCATGTGGTAACGCCGCAGTAGAGGCTGTCATCCCGACACTTAACAACATACATGTGCCATATGGCACTAGTGTTCATCAATTGTCATGCATGAGTTCGCTGAGACGACACTCAATCACAGGAGGTATTCCAGATGGACCACTTGACACTTGAATTCGTGCGTACGATGTCTTGCTAAGTGGGCCGTCTACCATCGCAGTATTATGCGTCTTCTCAGTAATAGAGAGAACAACGCCCTTCACATTCATCTGCAGAATCATGCAGACTTTGTCTCCCGGTCGAATCATTGGCATGTCTCAGTCCTTCCTCACAAAAAGCTTCTGGACGACGCGCAGATTCTCCTCGGCCTCGGCGATCTGCTCAACTAAGTCCACACACTCCTTCAGCAGGTTCTGGTGCTCGCCAACACCCACTGGGTTATTAACGAAGATGCTGAGATGTGCCACAGCCTGATCCCGCTTCGCCTTGAAGTGGCTTTGAAGCGCCGTGATGAGAAGTGCCGACGTGCTCGTTCCTGATTCCTGATTGTCCATGTTTGTCCTCGGTAGGCCGGGTGGGACTCGAACCCACAAACCCGAAGGCGGTCGCTTATGAGGCGACTGCGTTTGACCAATTCCGCCACCAGCCCGTGTATCACCAACATCCATATCATAACAATCAAGGGACAGATTTATAAGTCTCGATGATCCTTTTTACTCGCTGTTCGAGGTACTTGATCCATAGAATCTCGTATCCGAACTGGCAGGTGACTAGCACGATTGTGAGTATGACTGTGAGCTCCACAGAGCCACTCAGCTTGCCTGAATAGAGGTAGGTGACCAGTAGAGTGATGGGCACCGAGGCGAGGCGCCAGAAAGCCACCTTGAGGAGGAGGCGGTTCACTTCTCGTCCACCTCGCTCATGGGCTCCACGTGACGCTCCCAGGCCTCTCGGCTCAGTGTGACTCGATCACAGGACAGGACTGAGTTACAAACTCTGGCAATAACCGCAGGATCCTCAGCCCTCTTCAGGTAGTAGGCAGGGCCTCGCAGGAGGCCCTCTAAGAGACTCGAGATCCCGTCCATATGTAATTTCATCCGTTACCTGGGAATGAACTGTAGTCCAACGTGGGCCTACCAATGGCATCCTGCATAAGCTTGAGGTCGGCCGCCAGGTCTGCAGGACTATCAGCGACGAGTTTAATGGGATTTTCGGTCACAGCGATCGGATTACCCTCCGCATCATAGTGCACCTCGTGGATGGCGTAGATCACGAGACCAACCGCGGTACTCGGCTGGTGTCTGATGACCCGATAGTTCCAGTGTCCCATATGCCCTCATCTCCTCTTCTCTAGGATGCAGTAGTATATTGAGAGCCACGAGACAATAATAAGGATCCACTGGACGTCTGGATAGTCCAGGATCCTCCTCACTGCATCGAGCACTCGTGTCACATATCATAAGTATTTATTAGCTAGCTGGAGGAAGCGATAGGATTCGAACCTACGGTGCCCTTTCGAACACACAGCATTTCCAGTGCTGGGCCTTAAGCCACTCGGCCACGCTTCCAAAGTCTTCAGGGTATCTGCCTCCCGTAGTCCCGCTCCATGATTGCAGCGGCATTGTAGCACAAGAATAGTAGGCCCGATGGGACACGTATATGCAACTCACTCAGGATCTGCTCCCGGGTCCATCGGGCCCGCATCCTCTTGCGGATTTCAGTCACGAGATTATCAATATAGCTCCGCTCATCTCTCATCGCTTCTTCCCTCCTGCAGGACGCGACGCTTCGTACACGCGCTCCAGTATCTCGTTGCTGTAACGATCGTGCTCCCCGCCCCCGATGCCCCACACACCGACAATCCCGAGCTCGTTGCACAGGAGGCGCTCCGGCGTATTGCGGCTCGTGCGGAGTCCACCGTTGCCGAACACGTGAGGCCGCAGCCGGCGCAGGGCCTCACACACCGTATCGTCCGCATCGTCCACCTCCTCCACCCGGTCGACCCCATGGACCGCCAGCAGGATATCCCGCCGATCGGCCCAGGGCATGATCACCACACCCCGGTTGCGCCGCACCCACTCGTCGGAGTTGAGGATGATCAGCACCCGGCCGAAGTTGCGGGCGGCATGGATCATGCGTAGGTGGCCTGGGTGGAGGGGGTCGAAGGCGCCGGAGAGGGCGATGGTGCGATCATCCGGCTGCAGGGATTGCACCGATCACTCCACATCGATGCAGGTGAAGGCCTCGGCAGGCACACACACTGAGAACTGGGTTGCGCTGGCGGAGGATTCGGTAGTACCTCGAATCAGCACTCCGCCGGAATCCTCACACTCCTTGGGCAGCGCAACAACTGCCTTGCGCAGATTCTCATCGGTCTGGTCGAGGATGAGGAAGAGGCCCGCGCCGATGAGTGAGACGAGGAACACCACGAGGGCAAATAACTGCAGGACCCACACCAGACGACTCGTTTCAGGGGAGGTGGTCATGAGCGCTTCGCAATCATACGGAGCATATTCTGCATGCGGATTGAGTCCTCATCGGGCTCGAAGGCTAGCCGAGTCTGGTGTAGCACCTCGGCGTTCCAGTCGGAGTCCATCTGCTGGTCCAATTTGCACTGGTGCACTACACACTGGTACTTGCCGCCCCGGTACTCGGCGTGCTCATCTGCAGCCTGCTTTGCGCGATTGAGGTCCGAGTAGAGGCCGAGGATGTACGTGTGGTTCTCACGCTCTCCCCAACGGAGAGCCTCAACGATGTAGTAGACCTTATTTTCCATTACTCTTCTCCTTAGTCAACATATTCCTAACAGTTGTCCTTAGACCCGGA